CTAGTTGCATCATACATACCCCAACCATCTGCACCATCAGCTTCCTTAATCATTACAAATGCAGGTTTAAAGCCTGTTGTAATCAGTGATGATGGAGCAGAGCCTGATCCAGAATAGCTAGAAAACTTAGAATACCCAGTCTTCTCTGCCCAACAGTAGGCGATGAAATCATCTCCGTTGATATTAGATTCATTAGTGCCAATAGTAAAAACACTTGATGTCGGTGCAGTATCGTTCCAAAACGTAGATGATGTTGCTTCAGCGGCAGTTGCGTTCAAGCGTAATGCTTTTGTTGCACCAAGTGAAGAATGATATACAGGCCAGTTTTCAGCGGAGTCCCTGCTTTTGCAGATAACCATTGAAGGCGCACTCGACAGCCCGTGGCCTACTGTTCCTGTCGCACTTGTTCCAACGTAGCTCACAGTACTAAACCCGTATGTGGTGCTTGCGCTTAACCGTGTTGCAGGGGTGCTACCTGCTAGAGCAGAAGTAGAGTTAACCCCGTCGATCTTCACACTACCTGCTGTTGGAACATTACCTGCACCTGCTGAGTTATCAACGGTAGGTGCGCCACCTGCTTTCCATCCCCATGCAACGTAGTCATACCCATTTGAATAATTGGATGACCCAACGTCTGCATCTAACCCTAAGGTAAAACCATCTGAATCAAACGATAATATACCTTTACCACTTGTTGATGATTCTGCTCCAGTAGAGGCCGTGCTTAACGTATAATTGCCGCCCCGCAACGAATCAATAACAGTTGATCCAGATGAAATGCCTCTGGTTTTCAAAATAACTAAATCTGGCTTAAAGCCAAAACCAGTAACTCTTAAAGATGGCTGTTGCGAACGATACAAAACAGTATTGAACGCCTCAACCTCTGTATCATCTTCAAAGGTCAGATGGAATCCATTCGTACCAAATGTCCCTGCGTAGTTTTTAGCAACCCATACGCCATTCTTAGTTTCACCAAAGTCATCGGCATCTAGTGCTTGGCCGTCTATGAAGTAAACATCGGCTAGGTAGCCGTCAAATGTACCACTATCACCGCTGTGACCACGCCCTATAAAGTTAGCCTCTGTATTATTAATGTCGCCATCATAGTTTTGTGAAGGAAATGTTGTGTTGTTATCAAATGCAGTAGACACACCATTGACCCACAACTTACAACGATTTGCCGCAGTTGCTTGTGTAGTGTCTAGCGCAAAAACAATATGATACCAAGCAGATGGATCACGGAATAAAGCTGACGTACTTAAATAACTAGACGATGATCCGTTTTGAAACCAAAAGATACGACTATCGCCAAAAGCTAATTTATCGCCTTCTGCCGCTGTTCCAAAAATTTCATTGGCGGCATTACTTACATCGCCACGCTTTACCCAACAACTAAACGTCCAAGTCTTACGATTTCCGGCGCTGTCAGGAGTCCAACTCAGATACGCAACATCATCATCGTTGAATCGTAATGACCCATTGATTACTCGTGGGTAGAAGCCCCGTGTAGAGCCTTGCTTAGCGTTGCCTTGCAGTATCGCCACGTTATGCTCCTGCGCTCGTGACTGCCGGAGTAGCCGACACCATCACGTTCGCGCCATCTGAGTAGTACGACAGGAAGTAGACTCCTGCTGTGCTGATCGTGGTCAGGTCTGCACTGGCAATGTATGTGGTAGAAGCGGCAGAGATTGTGTGACCGCCAGAGTTGTCGAACCAGATGTTGCCAGACTGTCCTGCTGTGATGTTCGTAAACGTCAGTGTGCCGTTGCCTGTTGGTGTGCATTTGAAGAAGTTGGTGACATCCATGTCGAACGACAGATCGTTGTCTGTGGTGACTGTGCCACGGAACGGTGCTGTCAGTGTGTCAGCCACGTCAGCCTTCAGTGTGTCTACATCGTAGCCCTGCACTGTTGTGCCAATGTCGCTGTCAAGAACAATAGTAGTTCCTAAGTCACTGATCTGTGCTTCTGTCACTGATGTAGCCACTGGGGCTACATCACCCCATGCAGAGCCAGAGTACACCTGCATCTTGTCATCAGTGGTGTCAAAGTACAAAGCACCGGCAATCAGAGCATCGCCATCATTGTCAAGTGTTGGTGCAGATGCCTTAGCACCTAAGTAACGATCATCAAAGCTATCGTAAGCATTGAGTGCATTAGTCTCTGATGTAGCCGCATTAGTTGCGGAAGTTGAAGCCGCTGAAGCTGAGTTGGATGCAGAGGTTGCTGATGTGCTAGCGGCAGATGCTGATGATGCCGCATTGGTTTCTGATGTGCTTGCATTGCTAGCAGAGGTAGCCGCATTTGTTTCGCTAGTAGCGGCATTAGATTCACTTGTGGCCGCATTAGCCGCTGATGTAGCGGCAGAGGTAGCAGAGCCAAGGATAGAGTCTACATAGCCCTTGCGTGTCAGTGTATCGTCAGTGGCCGGTGTAGCTGTTGAGGTAATCTTGTTAGCACCTAGTACAATATCTCCGGTCATTGTACCGCCAGAGAGATTGAGTTTAGTTGCTAAGGAATTTGTAATCGTTGTAGAGAAGTTTGCATCATCGCCCAGTGCCGCCGCTAATTCGTTAAGCGTATCGAGAGCACCCGGTGCAGAGTCTACAACATTAGATACAGCAGTGTCCACATAAGCCTTGGAAGCCGCATCAGTGTCGTTAGAAGGGGTAGCTACGGTAAGAGTTCCAGAGACGCTCCAGTTGCCTGATACAGTGCCTGATGACGCTGTAATAGCTCCTGTGGTCACAGAGGAAGGGTTTACACCTAGTTCTACAATTGTACCGCTGTTGTTAGTAAAGAGTCGCTTGTCGGCTGTGTTGACCGCAAGTTCACCAGTGGTGATGTCAGAGGTGGTAGGAACTGCAGACGCAGTAGTAGATTTCTTGATGAGGATTTGAGTAGGCATCTTCCATTCCTGTTTTGGTAGGGAACAATGAAAAGAGGAAAGCCCCCGAAGGGGCTAACCAAGACTAGATTAGGATGGCAATGCCAAGACAAATCCAGTTTCAGGACGCAGTACCTGTACACCGTACAGAGTGTCTGCAGTGTAGAGGTTAGCAAGGTATTCTTGCTTGTACTGAGTCTGTGAGCGAACAGCCATCTGCTCTGCAAGTACCATTGTGTCACGGTGTGCCAAGATAGCACCACGAGTGTCTTGTACTGAAGTAGTGGCAGTGTTCTGAGTAGCTGTTTCGATGACAGGTACGTTTGTAGACACATAGATGTCAACACCGTACAAGTTACCAATCAAGCCATTCTGTACGCCCTGCTGACCTGTGAAGTCAGAAGAAACGTAGCGGTCAATGCCGAGCATTGTCTGACGGGCTGAAGGAGGAATGACAAAGAAACGTCCGTCCATTGGTGCATCAGCATCGTCCATCAACTTGATGAGTCCACGGAAGGCGAGGTCAGTAAAGACATCAGTGTCTTCCATTGTGTCATCAGCGTATGTAGCGATACCGTTAGCCGCATCCACGTAGTATACGTTTGAGTTTTCCCAAGCGTCTGGAGTGAATGTCCCATCGATTTCAGATTCTGTTGCAGAGCCGTCACCGAAGCGTAGACCAAGGTTGAACAAGTTAGAGTCAACTTGCTTCGCCAATGCATAACCAGCATCGTCTGTGTAGAAACGACGAAGGCTATCGAGAGCCTGAACTTCTACGATGTCCTCGATCAAACGAGAGTATTCGTAGTGCTTGTTGACTGCAATCTGAATTTCTGATTCAGTATTTGCAATGATGGTTACCGCAGTGTCAGCCGCTTTTGCATTTGCATCGCCACGAGTAGGCTTAGGAATGTGAAGAGTGTCACCCTTCTTGCCTGACATAGGCATTTTGTTAACGAGGTTAGCAAGAACCAAGTTCTTCTTGTAGGCCGCAACGATTTCGTCGGACCAAAGTTCTGGGATAAAGGTTGCCGCTTCAGTTTTAGCGGTAAATCCTCCTGCTCCCGGATAAGTTGCAGTTGCCATGAGTAGTCTCCTATAAGGCTATTAGCGAACCCTTCCCTCTGCATAGGCACTGCGAATTTCTTCTGCTAGTGACATGTATCGGTCTGGGTCAGTTTGCATGAGTTTAATAATATCAGCACGGCGATAAATCTTTCGACTTGGTGCTTCTGCAGACCCTTTTGTATTCCCGGTTGATGCCTTTTTC